ATGGAAGAAGTAAAAGTAAATGATCGAATTAAGGAGATACCAAATTTCAGCAGGTATCTATGTGATATTTATACAGCTAGAATATACAGAAAGCCAACAGATAAACGAAAAGGTGCTTGGTTGAAGAAAATCAAACCAAATAGTGTAGGTTACTGTTATACAACATTGAAGAATGATTCAGATGAATTTGAAGGGATCTCTTTACAATGGGTAGTTATGTGTGCTGCTACGGAAAGTACAAAAGAGTTTTTTATTTCTAAAAATCTTGAAGTGGATCATCGTGATAGAAATAAAGAAAATAATCATATACATAATTTATTTTTGTGCAATAAGAATGCCAATATGAGAAATATAGGTGAGCGAAAAGAAAGATCCGAAAGGTTATCAGAGTCAGATATTCAGTATATTTTTGAACAATTTAAAGTTTGGGATGGTAAGAAAACAGATTTCTATAAGAAAATGGCTGATAAATTTGGTTGCGTTTGGCAAACTATCCAATATTTAGTTTTGGGCATAAACTACAAGTCAGTAGCAATTAAGGGTGAAGTAGAATGAGAGAAGAATTTTACATATTAGTAGATGTCGTGAAGGATAGAATTAAAGAAGAGTTAGGTTTTTATGAAGCTTTATTCGATGTACCAGGATTTGATGATTTAGACGAATATGAACAAAATATGCTCACTTCAATTGTTATGACTGACTATGGATATTCAATGAAGGAGTTTATTCAAGAGTGCGTGCAGGAACGATTAAGTAAATTGGTTTAATACATACATACATATTGAACACATGAATTGTCACATAACATACATATTTAATAGCAGGAAAGTATCTCCTTTTACTAGAAGTATATGGTAAAGGGAGGTGTGGTATTTGCAAACTGAAGATAAAATTATTAATCACATTTTAGAAATGTCAGAAGAAGATGTTAAATCTAAATTTGCTGAATTAATGCTTAATTACTATCGAATTGGTCGTGGTGATTATTCAAAAGATAAGTGTATTAGAGATTATGAAAGTATTTATAAAAAGATAGTATTGAGAGATACGTTTAAATAAAAGGGAGGAATCAAATGTATAGATATTATTATTCAATATCATTTAATAATCAAAAGGCTTTAGTATTGGCTGAAAGTAGTATGCAAGCAGTCAATATTTTATTTGAGAAGAAGAAAAAAGAGTTTGAGGCAGATAATAGACATGTCGAGTTTGATCCTAGTTCTTTTAGTATTGAACGGTTAGAGCGTGAAGATTTTGTATTGAAGGCATCCGAATAATCGGGTGTCTTTTTATTTTGGAGAAAGAAGGGTGAGAGTAAGTGATGGCACTCCTTAAACTTTGTCGATGTGGTAAGCCTATCTCTATGTCTGATAAAAAGTGTGAGTCATGCCAAGGTAAACGTGAAGTAATAACGGATGAGAAACGTAAAGACAAGCAAAAGGAATACAACAAAACATATGACATGTACAAGCGTGATAAGAAAAGCACAGCCTTTTATAAGAGTCATGAGTGGGAACAAGTAAGATTGATTGCGTTAAATAGAGATCGTTTCTTGTGTGTTCATTGCTTTAATAATAAGAAGATAACGCCAGCAGATGTAGTTGACCATATAATTCCAATTAAAGTGGACTGGTCATTGCGATTAACACTAAGTAATTTACAGGCTTTGTGTCATAAGCATCATAATCGAAAAACTTATGAAGATTTGAAAAAGTATGGAGGGTAGGGGTACCTAAAAAAGTTTTTACCCTTTAAAGAGACCGAGCGAGCCACTTGAAAAATCCGCAAAAAATCCGTTTTTGGAAAATTTTAAAGGAGGTGAAATCATTGGCAGGAAGAAAAAAGCAACCTTTGTCCGTAATCCAAGGCAAAGGAAGGTCGAACCATCTAACGAAAGATGAAATTAAAAAAAGAGAAGAACACGAAGCAATGATGCGAGGCAATGTCGATAAGATTGAAGCACCTAGTTACCTGTTGAAAAAACAAAAAGAAGAATTTAATTCAATTGCTGCTGACCTAATGGAGTTAGGAATAATTAGCAACTTAGATGTTGATACCTTGACACGTTATGTTGAAGCTAAAACAGAATACAACAGGTTAAGTCCAATCATTAGAAAGCTGAATCCTGTTGAGGACTTAGATATATATACTAAATTAAACAGAACCAGAAAACAATTGTCAGATGAATGTCGTTCATATGCTAATGATTTAGGTTTAACCATCACTTCTCGTTTGAAATTAGTTATACCAAAAACGGAAGAAGAAAAGCCTAAAAATAAATTTAGTAAGTTTGCTAGGTGATTTGTATGCATAGAGTCACACAGTACGCTTTAGATGTTGTAGAAGGAAGAATTGTTGCTGGGGAACTATCAATATTAACGTGTCAAAGGCATTTAAATGATTTAGAGAAATCAAAATTAGCACCTTACATATATAGATTCGATGAAGAAAAAGCAGACGTTATTATCAACTATGCTGAAACCCTTATTATTGGAGAAGGGGATGAACAACAACCGTTAATTTTAGAAGAATTCCAAGCTTTTATTTTTGGTTCTTTACATGGTTGGGTTAGCAAAGAGACAGGATATAGGCGCTTTAGAAGTAGTTACATTCAAGTGGGAAGACAGCAAGGTAAGTCTATGTTGAACGGTGTACTAGGTACTTTTTATGGGAATTTTGATGGATATAATTACGGGCAAATATATTGCACAGCCACTAAACAAGACCAAGCGAAAATTGTATTAAATGAAATGATTAAATTTATTCGTTCTGACTCTGATTTAGATGAAATGTTCAAAATTAAAGAGTACGAAAGTACAATTGAATGCTTAGTTACAAATTCTAAAATCAAAGCACTCGGTAGAGATTCAAAAAGTATTGATGGATTTAGACCGTTACTGGGCATTGTCGATGAATATCATGCTCACAAGGACAATCAAATGTACAAACTTCTAGAAGGTGGTACAGGTAATTTAAAAGAGTGTTTAATTTCTGTTATCACGACTGCTGGATTTGATTTGAATAGCCCTTGTTATGAATTGTATGAATACTGCTGTAATCTTTTAAAAGGCGTTTTTGACAATGATACACAATTTGTTTATATCGCTCAACTAGATAAAGACGATGATATTTGGGACTCAAAAAATTGGATAAAAGCTAATCCTTTAACTTGTAAAACTCAAGCAGGTATTAATCGCATGGTTAACATTGCGAAAAAAGCTAAAGAAATGGGCGGTAACGAGTTAAGAGACTTTATGACAAAGCGTTTAAATGTATGGGTTCAATTCTCGGACAATCAATATATGAATATTGAGCATTGGAAGAATTGTGCTACTGAAAAAACGCTCGAAGATTTTAAAGGAGCATCTTGTTTTGCTGGATTAGACTTATCAAGTGGTGGCGACTTAACAAGTTTGGCACTTGTTTTCCCTTATACAGCAGATGGATTTAGAAAATATTTTATCCATTCACACTCGTTCATCCCTAAAAATCGGGTAGAAGAACATATTAAGACAGATAAAGCACCATATGATATTTGGATTAACGATGGATTATTAACGATTACAGAGACATTAGGTGGTATTAAAACAGATTATAAATATATTATTTCATATCTTTCTAAACTCATAGAGGAATATGAGTTAGATATAAAAATGATTTGTTATGATCCACATAATGCGAGTGCTTTTTTAGCTGATATAGAAGAATTAGGAATTGATTCTATTTCTATTGTCCAATCAGCAAGAAATCTTAATGACCCTACTGTTGATTTTCGCTTGGAAGTAGAAGCTGGAAATGTTGAATATGATAAAGAGAATAAACTCTTAACTTGGTCAATCGCTAATGCAAAAACCACTTCCAATTCGTTTGGAGAAATTAAAATTGACAAGAATTATCAGAACAAAAGAATTGATCCTGTAGATGCAGTAATTGATGCTTGGAAAATAGCCATGACTCAAGAAATGGAAGTTAATATAAACAAAGTAACAGAAGATTATCTCAAGATGATGGGTTGGTAAAAAGGAGGTGAAAACATGTTTAATCGGATAAAAAAAATATTCAAGAATGAAATTGTTGACATAAACAGCCCTTCTTTTCTAAATTGGTTAGGAGTTGATCCAGACACACCAAGGGACACCTTATCAGAAGCAACTTATTTTGCTTGCATGAAAATACTTGCTGAAAGTTTAGGGAAACTGCCTTTGAAAATGTATCAAAGCACTGATAAAGGTATTACTAAAAGTGATAAGTCCGAAATGTACAATCTTTTAAAATTACGTCCTAATCCTTATATGACAAGTGCTGTTTTTTGGTCAACAGTGGAAATGAATCGTAATCATTATGGAAATGCATTTGTTTGGATTGAAAGAAAAGGAAAAAACGTAGAAAACTTATGGATTATGCCAAGTAAAGATGTATCATTTTTAATCGATGACGCTGGTTTATTCGGGACTACAGGAAAGTTGTGGTATAGATATGTTGATGCAAAGACGGGACAGCTATACACTTTTAACTCCGATGAAGTATTAGATTTTAAAACATCTATGACATTTGATGGAATCAGAGGTATGCCAATTAAGGATATTCTAAAGTCCACTGTTGAAGGCAATTTGGAAAGTCAGAAATACATGAATAATCTCTATAAAAATGGGATGACTGGAAAAGCCGTACTTGAATATACAGGGGATTTAGATAAAAATGCAAAGGATAGACTTGTAAAAGGGTTTGAGGATTTCGCTAATGGTTCCAAAAATGCAGGGAAGATTATCCCAGTTCCTTTAGGAATGAAACTTGTTCCGTTGGATATTAAATTGACTGATTCGCAATTTTTTGAGTTGAAAAAATATTCGGCTTTGCAAATTGCTGCAGCATTTGGTATTAAACCTAATCAAATAAACGATTATGAAAAGTCAAGTTATGCTTCAGCAGAGGCACAGAACTTGGCTTTTTATGTTGATACATTGTTATTTACATTGAATCAATACGAACAAGAAATCACATACAAATTGCTAACAGATAATGAAGTTTCATTAGGATATTTCTTTAAATTCAATGTTGGTGTTATTTTACGCGCAGATACAAAGTCACAAATTGAATCTATAACAAAGGCTATTCAGTCTGGGTTATACAATCCGAATGAAGGACGTGCTTTATTAGATATGCCAGCAGATGAATTTGGCGACAGATTAATGGCGAATGGTAACTTTATTCCATTGTCTATGCTTGGTGCTAATTATGGAGTGAAAGGGGGTGAATAGATGGGCTTAGAAGTGAAAAATAAAATCGGGGACTCTGCCGAACTTTACATCTATGGAGATATTGTAGACAACTCAGATTGGAAATGGGATGACTACGAAGTTATGCCTGACGATGTAAAAGGTATTCTTGATGAAATTAACGATGCTAACGAATTGAATATATATATCAATTCAGGAGGAGGATCGGTATATGCTGGATTAGCAATCTATAACATGTTAAAGCGTCACAAAGCGCATAAAACAGTACATGTTGATGGAATTGCCGCATCAATCGCTTCTGTAATTGCATTAGCTGGTGATAAGGTTATTATCCCATCAAATGCTTATTTTATGATCCATAAAGCATGGACTGGAGGCTATGGGAATAGCGATGAAATGCGTAAATTAGCTGACACTTTAGATAAAATCGATGAGGGAATCCTCAATACATACAAAGAAAACATTCGAGATGGTGTTGATATTGAGACAATAAAACAAATGGTCGCTTCTGAAACGTGGATGACAGGCGAAGAAGCTGCTGAATATTTCAATGTTGAGGTCTCTGAATCAGTAAATGTTGCTGCAAGTACAAGCGATTATTACGCTAAATATCGCAAAACACCAGCAAAAATCGTTGATAATTCTTCTGAAAAAGCAGAAAAAAGATCGTCTTCTTCAGCAATTTTAGAGGAAAAACAAGAAAAATTAAACACAATTGATGATGAAAAACAAAAATTATTACTCGAAATCGAGTTAATCTAGGAGGATATTTACATGAATAAAGAATTATTAGAGCTATTGGCACAAATTGATGCTAAAAAAGCAGAAGCTAAAAATTTACTTGTTGAAAATAAAATCGAGGAAGCAAAAGCATCCAAAAAAGAATTAGAAGATTTGCAAGCGAAGTTTGACATTGCTAAAGATTTATACGATGAGGAAAAAACTAAAATTGAAAACAAAAAGTTAGAGAATAAACCAGAAAATGATGAAAAGAAAACTTTTATTAATGGCGTTCGCACGAAATTTAAAAATGCTATGTCAGAAGGTACAAATGCAGACGGTGGTTATACTGTACCACAAGATATTCAAACGAAAATCAATGAATTACGTCAAAGTAAAGACGCGTTACAAACTTTAATTACGGTTGAACCTGTTTCAACTTTATCTGGAAGTCGTGTATTTAAAGCGCGCTCACAACAAACTGGATTTGCGGAAGTAGCGGAAAATGGAACGATCACTGAAAAATCGACTCCACAATTCACGAATTTACCTTATTCCGTTAAGAAATACGCTGGTTTCTTTAAAGTAACTAACGAATTATTTAAAGACAGTGACCAAGCAATTGAGTCTACATTAGTTAATTGGATTGGTAATGAATCTCGCGTTACTCGTAATAAATTAATTCTTGCAGAGCTTGCTAAGAAATCTAAAACAGCTATTGCCGATGTGGATGATGTTAAAGACACACTTAATGTTACATTAGATCCAGCATTCCGATACACATCTTCTATCGTTACGAACCAAGATGGTTTTAACTGGTTAGATAAACAAAAAGATACAGATGGAAACTACCTGTTACAACCTTCTGTAACTTCACCAACAGGAAAACAATTATTTGGAGTTCCTGTTGTTATGGTTTCTAACAAAGACTTACCAAACGATACAACATCTGGGGTGAAAGCACCATTTATTATTGGGGATTTAAAAGAAGCTGTTGTTATGTTCGATAGAGAAACGTTATCTATCGTATCATCTAATACGGCTATGGATGCTTTTGAAACCGATGTTACATTATGGAGAGCAATTGAACGTGAGCAAGTGTTAACGCGTGATGCTGAGGCGTTTGTTTACGGACAAGTAACTATCTCGTAAGGGGCGAAAGTATGAAGGTTAAAGCATTAATTGATTGCGTTGGATTAGGATATGAGTTGAAAACTGATGAAACAGCCGAGTTTAAAAAAACTTTGGCTAAAAAACTCATTAAATTTGGTTATGTCGAGGAAATAAAAGCTACAAGAAAAACTAAGGAGTGATCCTTATGTTAGAAGAAGTTAAAGAATATTTGCGGATTGACGGGACGGAAGAAGATTTACTCCTTACGTCCTTAATTTCTGCTGCAAAACAATATGTTAAAACTGGGACTGGCTGTATTGTGGACGAAGAAAACGATCTGCATAAATTAGCTATAAATTTATTGGTGACGCATTGGTATGAAAACCGCGAAGTTGTAGGGAAAGCTAATGCTTTATCTTTTAGCTTACAATCTATATTTTTGCAAATGACTTATGGAAGTGACTCGCTATGAAAATAAGTGAATTAAATAAGAGAGTTACTTTTTATGAATATGCACCAAACGAAGAACCAGAGCCAGGAGAAGATGTAAAAAGAACGTTATACGAATGCTGGGCAAAAGTGGATGAAGTTTGGTTAAAGGATTTGGAACTAGCGAAAGCAAACGGTACTTTATCGGATTTAACTATTACAATTCGTGATCCTAGAAAATCTTATCAACCAAATAATAAACACTATTTGTCTATTAATTCCACTTATTATACAGATAAACATTTTAACATCAAACATGTTCGTCCTGATTTTAAGAATAAGCGGTTTGTCACGATTGTTGCCGAGGTGTCAACATGAGTATGAGAATAAGAGAGAATACGCAACTTATTCGTCAAATAGAAAATCGATTAGGGCAAGAAGCAGCAAGGCGCATAAGTGATAAAGCATTATTGGCTGGTGCTAAAGTATTTGTTAAGGAATTGAAAAAGCAATTTGAAACATTTAAAGATACTGGTGCTTCTATTGATGAAATAACGATATCTCAACCTATTTGGGTAAAAGGAACAAGGTCTGTAAAGGTTCATTGGCGTGGTGCGAAAGAAAGATATAGGATTATCCATTTAAATGAATGGGGAACTGTAAACAATCCAAATCCTAAAGGTAAGGGTGCTGTTGCTAAAGCTTTAAGGAATTCTGAAACTGCATATCGTAATGCTATTGCAGAAGCAATAAGGGAGGGAATCTAATGGATATCCTAAAGGCGGTATATGAAGCGCTCATTGCTGATGATTTTATTAGAGAACAAGCGTCTAGTCGGATTAAATACTATGAATATCCAGAATCAGGTGATGTAACACAGCCGTATATTATCATTGATCCATTGGATGTTCCGTTACCAAAAGATTTTGCAGATAATACATGGCTTTCATATGATTGTCTTTATCAAATTGAAGTGTGGACGAAAAATAGAAGCACAACAAGAGAATTAGCAGAACGTATTCGTCAAGTTATGTGGAATATAGGGTTTTCACAAGGAAGTGGAATAGATGAATATGAAGAAGATATTTTTCGGGACGCTAGACGTTACCGAGGAAAATTATATAGGAATGACTTAGACACTTTGTGAGGTGTCTTTTTTTATAAAAAAAAATAGGAGTGATTAATTTGGCAGAAGAGAAAGTTTATAAATCCTCAACCGGTGTAGATGAGTTTTTCTATGGCGATATCGGGGAAGGAACAATTGCTACATATATTGAGAGAGTAAAGTTTTTACAGAATATTAGTGTTGAAATGTCACAAGAAGTTGTACGTGCTTACGGTGATAATAAAACAGCAGAATTGGCGGTTTCTAGTGGTGAAATTTCTGTAACTTCAAGTTTTCATAAGATTCCATTAGAAGATAAACAAAAATTGTTAGGTCTTGAAGTGGTGGAAGGAATTACAGCAATGGGAAGTAGTGATAGTCCTCCTTATGTGGCTGTTGTTTTCGCAAAGACATATGAAGATGGATCAAAAGAATATGTTGGTTTACCTAAAGGAGTATTCCTGCGTCCTAATGTTGAAGGAGCAACAAAAGAAGACGGTAAAGAATTTACAAGTGAAGAAATCGAAGCACAATTTATGGATCGTGAAGTGGATGGTTTTACAGATGAAAAGTCAGTTCTTTTTGCATATGATAAAAAAGGATCTACAACAAATCGTGATGCATTGTTTATGAAAATTTTCGGTAAGGCTTATCCAACTACAGCACCTGCTGGAGTTTAATAAATGACTAAAATTAAATATGAAGTAATTAATGATTTTAAGGATTTGCAAGACAATGACAAGATTTATCTTAAAGGTGATAGATTTCCAAAACCAGCCAATAAAAAGGTTAGTGAAGATCGTATTCAAGAGCTTTTATCAGATAAAAACAAACAGGGTAAACCAGTTATCAAGGAGCAGGCATAAGGCTTGCTCTTTTTATTTATGCGCATAAATAAAATTTGAAGGGAAGATTTTAATGGCAAACTTAAAAAGAAATATGATCGAATTAGTAAAAGAAGTGAAGGAAGGGGAAATTGTTACTGAAAAGTATCTAACACCTGTTTTCCTTCCTATGAGTGTTGTGTATGAAGCGATTGATATGACACAAGAAATTGATAAAAGTGATAGCAAAAAAAGCATTTCTGAAAAGGAATTAATTGATAAATTGCTAGATTTTGTAGCTAATAAAGTCTATAACAAACAATTCACAAAAGATGAACTATTCAACGGACTTCATGCTCCAGATGCTATTCAAACACTACAGGAACAAATTATTTTTGTTGCACAAGGTAGACAAACAGATGAAACAAAAAAGTTTTTAGCGGAGAAGAATCGCTAACAGACGAGGATTTCACTCCAGAAAAACAAAAGGAATATTTAGATAAACTTATCCTTGATCTTATGAAAGATGGTAAGGACATAAATGAAATTCTAAACATGCCTTATCACTTCGTAATCGAGATTCTCGATGAAAGAAATAAACCAAAAGAGACAAAATCTTTAATTGCTGCATTCGGTGGTTAAAGATTTTTTATTTGTATAAAGAAGGGAGGTAAATGACATGGAACGTATTGAAGGACTTTCCATAGCGCTGGACTTAGATACAGCAAGGGTAGATACAGGACTTAAAGGCTTAAAAAGCCAAATGAAAACATTAAGTAGTGAAATAAAAGCGAATATGTCTGTATTTGACCGCGCAGACCGTTCTTTGGAGAGATATGAAACACAAGTATCTGGATTAAACAGAAGATTAGAACTACAGACAGAAATAACAGCCGCAGCTAGAGAAGAACACGAAAAAATGGTGCGAGAACATGGCGAAGGTTCAAAGCAAGCTGAAAAAGCTGCAAGAGCGTATAACAATGAAGTAGCTGCACTCAATAATCTAAGAAGATATGTGGTTAATGTTAGGCAGGAACTTGAGGATTTACGAGAAGAACAGCGCATATCTGAATCATCTTGGGGTAGAATGAGCCAATTGTTTAATGATATAGGTACAAGCTTAACTGGATTAGGTGGAAAAATGAAGGAAGTTGGTTCTTCATTATCTACTTCTCTTTCATTACCTATTGTTGGTTTAGGTGCTGGAATAACTGCGGTAGCTGCTAATTTTGAAAATTCTTCTGTTAAAATGCAAAATTCGTTAGGATTAACAGCAGATGAAGCGAAGAATTTGACGAATATATCTAGGAATTTGTACAAAGATGGTTTTGGGGAAAGTACAGAGGAAATCGACAATGCTTTAATTGAAACAAGGCAAAATATTACTAACTTAAACAAAGAAGATTTACAAGGTGCTACAAAAAACGCTTTACTTTTGGCGGATACATTCGATAGTGAAGTGAATGAGGTAACAAGAGCAGCTAACTCATTAATGGAAAACTACGGTTTAACTTCTGACAAAGCTTTTGACTTAATGGGGAAAGGCGCTCAAAATGGAATGAACTTTTCTAAAGAAATGTTCGATAATATGGCAGAATATACAACTAGTTTTAAAGAAGCTGGTTTTTCTGCGAATGAAATGTTTGCTATTCTTTCTAACGGTTCTAAAAAGGGTTATAACTTAGATAGGTTAAACGATACGATGTTGGAATTTAAATTGCAAAGCGAAGATTCAGGGACTGGTTATATAGATGCTATGTCTAAGATGTCTAAAAGCACTCAAAATGTTTTTAAACAATATAAAGACGGGAAAGCAAGTGTTTCTGATTTATATAAAGCAGTCATACCAGATTTAGAAAAAATGAAAAAAACAATGTCTTCAAAAGATTTTAACACAATTGGCAAATCTCTTTTTGGGACAAAATGGGAAGACCAAGGGGCAGACGTTGTTTTATCTATGAAAACAATCAATAAAGAATTAGAAAATACAGATGGAACAATGGATAAAATGGCTAAAAACGTAGAAAATTCTTTTGGTTTTCGGATTAAAAAGGTTTGGCGAGAAACACAAAGCGCTTTTATGCCAATAGGTGAGATTTTATTAACATTCGCTGAAAGTATCTTACCTAAAGTGTCTGCTGGCATTAAAAAAATGTCTGATTTTATCAGCGGTTTATCACCTGCAGCACAAACAGCATCTCTTATTTTTGCTGGATTATTGGCGGCAATCGGTCCAGTTATTACGATAATTGGAATATTTGCAGGAGCAGTTGGGAATATTGTAACGGCTTTAAGTCCTATGATGGGTGCTATTTCAAGAGCTGGTGGCTTATTGAAATGGTTACGATTAGGTTTAGTAGCATTAACTAGTCCAGTAGGACTTATAATAGGAGCACTCGCCTTATTAGGTACAGGGTTTGTATTACTTTATAAAAACTCAGAGACTTTTAGAAATGGAGTGCAGAATGCTCTAAATAAACTGAAAGAATTAGCATCCCAAGCATTAACAGCTATACAGCCAGCAATACAGGCAGTTATTCAATTTTTCAAAAATCAATTAGCTGTATTACAGAAGTTTTGGCAAGAAAACGGCACTGTTATTATGCAGGCTTTAACGAATATTGGAAACTTCATAAAGGCTACTTTTAACAATGTAATCCTTCCAGTTATCCAATTTGTTATGCCTTTAATACTCGGTATAATCAAATCTGTGTGGGGGAATATTCAAGGAATAATTACAGGGGCGCTAAACATTATTATGGGCGCAGTCAAATTCTTTTCTGGGTTATTTACTGGAAACTTCTCTCAAATGTGGGCTGGAATAAAACAAATGTTTTCGGGAGCTGTATCGTTTGTTTGGAATTTAATCCAATTGCAATTTATCGGAAAAATTTTAAAAGGAATTGGCGGTTTTGTTAGTTCTTTCGGCTCTACTCTTAAAAATGGATGGTCTAGTGCAATTGGTGGAATCAAAACTTTTGCAGGAAATACTAAGACTTGGTTTAAGAGTTTAGTAGATGATGGACTTAAAAGATTCGATGATTTGGTTGCAGGAGCAAAAGCCTTACCTCAGAAAATGGGTGATGGTATAAAGAGTATGGCAGGAAAAGCTGTCGATGGAGTGAAAAGTCTAGGAAATTCTATGGCTAGTAAACTTGAATCCATTGTAAATGCAATAACACAGGATGGAATCAACGGTATTCTTAAAAAGCTAGGTGTTAAAGGGAAATTCCTCATTCCAGCACTTAATATACCTGAATATGCAAATGGTACTGATGGACATAAAGGCGGTCTTGCTGTTTTAGGAGATGGAGGACAACGAGAATTATTTATCACTCCACAAGGGGGAATGGGACTATCTCCAGCAACAGATACTTTAATGAATCTTCCTAAAGGTACACAAGTATTATCTGGTGAAAACACGAAAAAGGCATTAGGAAGCGTACCGAAATATGAAAAAGGTACAGGCTTTTGGAATGATATTTGGAGTTATGTAACTAATCCTAAAAAGTTAATGACAAAGCTTTATAACAATTTAAACTTGCCTACTTTACATATAGGAGGAGCATTTGGAGAAATCGGAAAAGGTTCTATCTCATTAATTAAAAATAAAGCATCTGACTTTGTTAAAGGAAAATTAAAAGAATTATTTAAATCTAATCCAGTCGGTGCAAGTGTTGAACGCTGGAGACCTTATGTTCTTCAAGCCTTACAAATGAATGGTTTATCTGCTTCTTTAGTGGATAAAGTAATGAGCCAAATTCAAAGTGAATCTGGTGGGAATCCGAAAGCCATAAATTTGTGGGATAGTAATGCAAAAGCAGGGCATCCATCAAAAGGGTTAATGCAAACTATTGATTCAACGTTTAATGCTTATAAATTTCCAGGTCATAACGATATTTGGAACGGCTTTGATAATATGTTAGCAGCGTTAAACTATGCTAAAAACAGATATGGGAAAAATCTTTCTGCATTAGGTAAAGGTCATGGATATGCTACAGGTGGATTAATTAACCAAAGTGGCTTATATAATTTAGCGGAAGATGGATATCCAGAGTTTGTTATTCCAACAGATCCAAAAAGACGTACAGATGCTATGAAACTATTGGCATTAGCAGGAAAGCAAATACAAGGGAATAAACGCCCTAATCAATTGCCTAATGTTAGTGGCGATGATTACAGCGCTATGATAACTAGACAGGATCAACAGATTTCTTTAATGCAGCAACAAGTGGATTTATTAACAAAACTTTTGTTTAAAGATTTAAAAATAGACAAAGATGCATTAATGAATTTCGTAAACAGGAATCAAGCATCACAAACGGCAATATTAAATGCAATGAAAGGATGATCAGTGTGAACTATTTATTAATTGAAAAAGATGGCAATATCATTGATCATCGAAAATTTAATCTCAAATTATTAAGTTTTCGTCCACAATCATTGAACCATCTACACACATTCGAGGATATAGAAGGTCGAAATGGTTCTATATACAAAGGAACTACATTCGATAAAAGAGAACTAAAGGCTACATTCCTTTTAAAAGGGAGTGACTATTTAGGATTAAAATTATTACTTATTGAAATCAACAAATTATTTGCAACGTCCAGTGAAGTATATCTAACTCATTCCGAACAAATGGGTAAACGGTGGAGAGTATTAACAAACAGCGTGTTTGATCCTGAATATCTTAATAGCAGGATGGCAAGGTTTGAACTTGATTTTATCAGCTCACAGCCTTTTGCGGAGAGTATAGGAACTACATTAGACGAATTTTCTCCTGATTCTGGATTATGGGGAATAGGTATGAATTTACCGATGGGGAAAGATTTAATTTATCGACACCGTACAAATGCTTTTCAAATATACAATCCTAGTGATGTCAAGATACGTCCAGAAGAATTTCCGATAAAGATATTCTTTAAGGGTGAAAGTGATGGATTATTAATTAAAAATAATACTACAGGTGATTATGTTCAATATTCAGGCACAACCAAATCAAGTGACATTATTACGCTAGATAGATTAAGACACTTAAAAAACGGAAATAGCATATTTTCAGCAACTTCTCGAACATCCTTAAGTTTAAATCCAGGTTGGAATTCTTTTGTAATTTCGGGAAACTCGGGAAGTTTTGAAATATGGTTCGATTTCCGATTTTATTATTATTCTTAGAAAAAGGTGGTTTAGTGAAACCTTTATTTATTAAGATTTTAACAAATGAAATAGAACCGGTTTACGATTACACTGTTACGAAAAATGACAGTTTAACAGGAGAAAAAACCATAAAGGTAAATGTATTAAAGACAGAACATAACGCAATTGCTTATGATTTAATTCAAGATGAAAATATTTTTATTTATGAAAATGAAGAATATGTTATCAAAGACCATACAGAGATTATCGCCAACGGTGTACCAGCAGTCCAAACGACAGCTATACATCGTTTTTTTGATGATTTAAAATGGCGAAATCGAATATATAGTGTTATGTCAGGAACTTATGGAATTGAAGCATTATTAGACTTTGCATTGGAAGGAAGTGGATACACCTATACGGTAAATCCTTCTTTGTTAGAACAAACTGTTAAAGTGACGGATTTTGGTAAAAACAATTCATTAGCATTGTTCCAAAATGTACTAGAGTTATTTTCAGCAGAGTTTGACTGTAGTGGAAATCAAATCTTCTTAACTTCACAAATAGGTGCTGATTTAGATGTTGTATTTAAGCACAAGTATAATATAAACTCCATATCAAAAAATAGCTCCACGAATGAACTAGCTACATTTATAAAAGGGTACGGAAAAGAAAAAGAAGAAAATGATATTGCTTCTAATATTTCTATCCCATATGCATCAAAGAAAGGCGTATATTACACAGAAACGATAGAAAATAAACAAGCAACAAAGCAAATAGGCGCTTCCTTTTCTTTCAAATTTACTGGTACTGGATTTAGCTTTAAAACAATTGTTCATAAAATGGGTGGTAAATGGACGTTTACGATAGACAAATCAACAAAGACAATCACCACATATGCAACCAGTACAGCAGAAAAAACATTTGAGATTATCAGAGGATTAGAAAATAAAGAGCATACGGTAACAGCTGTTTTCAAAAAAGATTCTGATAACCCTAATACCAAAAATAAAACCCAAGTCCCATTTAATTATCTTTTAGATGGAAATATTATTACTGTTTTTCGTTCTTTAGAAGGTGACGAAAAATATTCCGTTGTAACAAGTTACACTAGTCCACTATCCGAAGTGTTTGGAATTAAAATTGCAGAGCCTCATTATGATGATGAAATAACAGATAAAACAGCATTGGAAAAGAAATTAGAAAGTATGTTGACAGATGATATACCAGTTTCTATAACATTCACTGCTGTTCAATTGGAAGAAATGAATTTGAGTAATATCAATAAAGGTGATCGTTGCTGGTGTATATTGGAACCTTTTGACGTAAATACACAGTTACGAGTAGTTGAAATAGAAACTTATTCAAACGAGAACAAAACGCCTGTTCTTACCTTTGGAAACATACAACAAGATGTAACTAAAACGATGTCTGATTTTAACAGCACTCAAAAAACAGTCGATGTCACAATAGATAAGCAAACTAAAACAGTAAAGGATACGGCACTAAGTACAAATGTACAAAAAGCTGTAACAAACGCTCTGAAACTTGGGGATTTATCTAGTCTACCTGATTGGTTGCAAGAAGATTTAGCAGATGCAATATTGCAAATGTACGAGTCTTTTACAGAAATCAATGTGCGACAACCTCCTTATAATCTTAAAGCAGATGGTACAGATGAAAAAGAAGTATTACAAAAGCTTTTAAATTTAGCTGATGAAGATGGCTCTGTTCATTTGTATTTTCCAGAAGGTGAGTATGGTATGAGTGGTTATTTAAGATTGTATAGTAATACTTTTGTAAGGATGCATCCTAAAGCAACCATAAAGAGATTAGGTACTGGATACAAAGTTTTTGTAAATGGGGAATTAGGAAATGCTGATTTTGTGACTGGTTATAATGGAGAAGGAAATATTCATTTTACAGGTGGTTGTATTGATTGTAATGCTTTTGAAAATCCATTAGCTGCAGATAAAGCAACTACTGCTTTTGATTTAGGTCATGCAAAAAATCTATCCTTTGTAAATGTAGAAATGAAGAATAACCAAAATGGTCATTTTGTACAGATTGCTAGTTGTCAAAATGTCTTATTTGATAATTGTTACATTCACGAAGTAAACCATCTAGATTCTACATACATGAACTGTGAAGCTATTCAGATTGAAGTAGCTACGGATGTTTCTTTTCCTAGCTTTGGTGGATATGACAGCACTCCAAGCCAAAATATTAGAATTATAAATTGCAATTTTGAAAATCTAGTACGAGGTGTAGGTACACATGGTTATCCAGCAGGAGAAGATGGAATGCCTTCTGTTTACTGTTCAGATATCCTTCTTGAAAATTGTCAGTTTACTAATATTACCGATAACGCAATATCTCTTCTTGCTTATAAACGAGTAAATGTATTTAATATTCAAATGGAAGATATAGGTGGCTATGCGCTGTGGGCTAGATATTTATATGACTCTACAATAGACAGGTTTAGTTGTAATCATGTAAGTAAGAGTGGTATTTACATGCAATATTCGGAGAATAACGAAGTTGGAAAAGTCACTTTAGAAAATACATGTGAAATCGGAGATTATTCAGCAATTAGGCTAGACAATGCTAATAATAATCCTTTCCGAAATCCTGTTGTAAGAGGTGCTACTCACAGATGGGCATTCTTTGCAACAAGTTGCGAAAATAACAGATTATATGATTACAATTTTGAAAATGGACTGGTAGGAAATATAGGTGGAGATTCTTTGCCGTATGCGCCAACATTTACACAGGTTAATAATTAACTGGAAGGAGGTTCATAATGAATCTTAATAGAATAAAAGATGCTTTTCAAGATTGGTTATGGCGAAAAGAGCAAAATGAAAATTTTGATATTATTGAACAAGCTGATTTAGATAGACAACAAGAAATACAAAATACGAATAAGCGTATTAACAATTTAATATTGAATGCTTCTGATTTGCCTGAAGTAGTTGATGCCCGTGGCGACTATGATTTATTAGGAGAACGATTAAATGCAATGGAGGGAGCATCAGAAGAATTAAAATTCGATATTACTAAATTAAATCCTAAATTTATCACGGGCATTGGCGGTATAAGAAATGCTGTTAACCAAAGTATTAATATAGACACAAAAACAGCACAACTTTATACCACACAATCAGACAGCCAAACTCCAGAAGGTTTCTACATAAACAGAATGACTCCATCCGGTAAAAATATGAGTTCTATGTTAGTGCCAAATGGTGGTCATGGAACGATGATAGCATTGGATAGAAAAACAAACGGAAATTTGATGATCTGGTTCTATCACACAGGACAAGGTAAATTAGTGTGTTATCCATACAAAGATAACTATGTGTTGAAAGAAACAGAAATAGCTGGATTAACAGATTATACGCCTGCATCTTTAAAGAGTATTTATTTTACTCCATCCTTTGATGAGCATTATGATTATTTCTGCTTTAGAAGAGAAGATGCTGTTGTTGAGTTAAGAAAAAGAACAGATGTCCTAGCCAAAGTAGATAATGTGTTGTATAAGGTGAATATTGATCCTACACAGAATACAGACGAGCGCCCAATGCAAGGCTGCGTGTCTTATGGAACAGATATATATTACATGTCAGGGACTGCCTATGATATGACAAAAATACAAAAATATGATGCTATTACAAATAAAAAAGTATTAGATTATGATGTAACTAAAATTGTAGGAGAAGATGGAATAAGGCTCTTTCGGGATGGATTTGCAGAACCGGAAGGGCTTTGTTATTTTGTCAATCCAGTAACAGGAAAGCATGCGTTATTATTTGTCATTACAAGTGGAGGTTTAGGAAAAAGATTTAATCAACTCTATGGCTTTGTACAAAGGAATGACAATGAGTATTGGGAATCCATCGCTAGAACTGGAGCGCAAAATTATGCTATGTCAAAAGGAGACGGTCGTGCTTTATCTGCACCAGATGGAATTACTTCTGTAGATGATTTAGTGAATCCAGGTAATTATTATTTGCAAAATGACGTTTTTTCATTATTAACAGGCTTTCCTTATCCGCATGGTGGTGCAGGATGGTATGTAGACGTTTATCCAACAACTCAAACTTTAGGAGCTAGACAAGTATTCACACGTTCTAGTGGTGAAAGAAAAATGTTTCAAATATGGAGAACGTTTGATTTAGACAGGGAAACGTTTAAATATAGTTTTGGAGAATGGACGATAACCCAAACAGCCAGCACAAGCCAAGAATATTTGGATGCTAGTGAATGGGGGAACAAAATATCTAATGTGATTTTAGCAGGCGAGTATTACATAACATTTGCACAAATGAATGAATTTACGGATGCTCCTTATACTGATGCAGGTGCAAGATTAATTGTTTCTGCTGGAGATAATGGCGGTTCGGTAAGACAAACCATTATTCGGAATTCCGATACCATTATTGATGAACATGTTCGCAATGTTGTAGTAGAAACAAAAACACCTTCTGCTGATTGGATACATTTTAGACAGACGGGATCGATGTCTTACTCTGATATGACTCTATCGAATGGAGCAAGCAATCCCGACTCCAATTCAAAATGGAGAGCTGCAAGTGATGGGAAGTTTATTATTGTTCGTGGTGCAGTAACAGTTCCTTCTCTTTCATCGGCTACTAAAATAGCTACATTACCGAATAGTTTAAAGCCTAGTATGTTATGGGAAGAAGAACAACTTGGAGTTAAGTTTGCGTTTCAAGCGGACGGAACAATTGAAGCAACGAATACTAGTGGCAGTGCTATAAATGTGCGAATGAACACAGTAATATCTATTTATTAAGGAAGGTGGAAATATGGATAAAAGCGCAGATTTAACATTTAATATCTCAGCTACAACGAATCAAACTATAACATCAAATATCCGTTTTTCTACACAAGATGAAGGTACAGCCAAGCTGACCTTCTTTTTATTTAAGGACGGTGTAGCTTTACCTTTAAACGCAGTTACAGGTAAATTAGCGCTACGAATGATTGATGGAAGTAAATTTGTTAAAACAGTAACAATAGTTGATAAAGTAAATGGAATTGCTGAATACATACTAACGACAGAAGAATTAAAGCATTATGGAAAGATTAATGCAGAATTATATCTAAACTATGACAACAATCAAAAGATGTCTGTTCATCGATTCTCTTTTGTCATCGAGCAGGCGCTGATCGATGCGGATATTGCAGTAGATACAGAGTTTTATGTAGATGATTTTTATACGATGAAAGAAGCCATCGAAACGATTGCTACAGAAACTCAAACCAATGTGGATTTAACAAAAGAAAAAGCAGATGAAATTATTAGTTTAATCGCAGAAAATGACGTTGCAAAGAAGTCGGAATTAGAAACCACTAATGCACAGTTGGCAACTAAAGTTGAATCGGCTGATTTTAACGAAAATAAAGCAGAAGTTTCTGCACAATTGACAGCTGTATCTAATGTCATTGTTAGCATAGATAAATTCCCTAGATTAGTTCCAGAAATAGTAGATACGTTTAGATTCCAAAGAGCGATGGATTGGCTGGAAAGTATAGGGGGAGGTTTATTATTTCTAGCTGCGGTTGAATATGTTTTAGGGCAAGTGAAGATTCCTAGTTATGTAGGTATAACTGGCATATACAGAGCTTCTATTCTTAAAATGGCTGATAATACGAATAAGCCTATGCTTGTATTAAAATCTAATACTACACAAATGGTTTGTCTAACTAATTTTATCATCAACGGTAATAAAGATAATCAAACTTCTAGCAGTGCAAGAGGAGTCGAATTTATTAATACCACGGATGCTGCACAAGTATTGGCAGCTAGTAATGTAGGAGAGCATGATTGTAGACATTTAATTAATGATATTTACATTTTCCAAACAAAGGGTGACGGTTTTTATATTGAAGGGCGTGGAGAATCTCAAATACACAAGCTTCAGACGTTAAATTGTGAAGGCGTTGGGATCTATGCTAATTCAGCTGATACATGGTATAACGATTGTTCTGCTGGAAATAGTGGGTTAGAAGGAATAATACAAGGAGTGAAGGCTACTAATAATCATTTTGATCATTGTAAATCATGGTTTAGTGGTCGAGTAGATGCTAGTCGTGGAGTAGGGCTCTTGCTCCTTGGTGATCGTGCTACTTTAACCATTTGTGAAGCACAAGATAACAGCAAACATGGATTTGTGTTTAGCGGAAAAGACATAGAAGGTTCTGGTCTTATGGCAGAAGCCAATGGATGGCAATATGCCACAGGCTCACAATGGTTGGATGGAACAGGTTTTCTATTTTATGGAGCTGAAAACTGTAATATCCATGGTGTAGCAGCTGACAGATTTGCTAATGAGGCAAGTGGAAGTCATCAAACATTTGCTGTTCAATTCTCAGGTGGGGCTAAAAATAATTTTGTTTGTGTAACTTCAAGGAATATGAAGGCGGCAGCAATCCCAGTTACACAACTAAATGTTAATAACAATAGGTATATTATTACAGAAATTAAGGTTGATGGCACTTCTAAACAAAGAGTTAACTTTCAACATCTAAACATCAATATGGATAATCCATCAGACGTTACTGCTGTTTATACACGGTCACTTCAAACTTTAGGACACCAATATGGACACATTACAAGGTTTGATACAGATGAGGAAGAGTCTGTTATGCATCGATGGGAAAAATACAATGCTGCGGGTGTTTATAAAGGAAGATGGGACTTCATTATTAACCACGCCACTAAAAATGCAAAATTGGCATCAGTAGATGGTGGATGGTTAGAAATAGATTCTATCTTAAAGGTAAAAGACAGTGCTTGGAATGGGAAACATTTTATGCTGGGGGGATTCCACTTATGGATCGATAGCAAGAATGTAATGAGATATAAAAGTAATACACCAACATCTGAATTTGACGGCTTGCCACTAGGAGATGACGGCGTTTCTTCTATTTCTTCTGCGCCAACTCGAGTCAGACAAATGGCAACTGTAAATGGAATTGCTTATATTGCTGTCGGTACATCTTCTCCAGATGACTGGAAGCAGATCACTAATTAGAAGGAGGTTTCTTTTTTTATGAGAGAAGTAAATAAAACAATTGAGGTAAATTCAATTGTTAAAGTGAATAAGACGATAAAATACGAAGATATAACCATGTACTCGGTAAATACGCAAAATAAAGTGATTACAGCCATTCTTTCAAGTAAAGATGAACAGCAAACAGAAATCAACTCTGAGAATTTTGAGATAACTGGCGATAATTACAACTTGTTAATGTCAGATTCTCCTAGTTTTGCACCAGGAAAGCCATCAGATGATTTCCGAAGGGAAGACTTATTTTATATAATCGATAAGATTAGAGATGAACAGCAAACACCACTTAATGAGTAGGTGTATTTTTTTATGAAAAAATTTCATGGAAAGTTGGCGGTAAACTGTGACGGTTAAACAATTAAAAGAATTTCTTGAAAATATTCCTGATGATTATACTGTGGAAGTAGATGATTCTTATAACCAAACTTATTGGAAACTTGGAGATGAAACAGAAATTATAATCCATAAAGAAAGTAAAACAATTGTGTTTTAGTATGGAGTAGGATACTACTGTGCAGCACTGATAATTAAAAAATAAGGAAAAAAAGAAGCCCCTTTCCTATTCGGATTGGGACTTTTCTAATCCTTTTATTATTAATTGTCTGATAGCTTCATTTCGATTTTTAATTTTATTCTCATGCCAGTAATTATGTATCTCTTCCAATAATTCATTTGGAAAGGTAACTAATACTTGTGTATTCTTTTCTTTATCAACTGCCAAATTTATACACCTCCTAAAAGTATTATAAGTTATATAACTTATAATTGACAATAAGAATATTCGTTCTTATAATAGGTTATATAAGTCATATAACTACATGTGGATGAGGTGATTAAATTGGATGTAATTGATTTTGCGAAGGAACAGTTGTTAAATGATTTGGCTGAATTGGAAAACGCTCGGAAAAGTAAGGATTATGATGATGACAGATACAAATTAAAGTTAGCTGGTATTTTATCAAATTACGATGTGAAACGTGAAACTAATGAGGTATTTGATTCTGACATACAGGAAAAAATCAGTGTGTTTCTTTCAGCTAAGAAAATTGAAGGGTTGTCTCCTAAAACTTTAGAAAATTATCGTCTTGAGTTAAATCTCTTTGATAAGGCTTTAATTAAGAATGTTTCTGATATCACTTCTAATGACATACGTTTATACTTATCAAGATACGACAATTTAAAAATGTCCACTATAAGAAAGAAATTATGGGTTCTGAAAAGTTTCTTTGGATGGTTGCATACAGAAGAAGTTATTTCAAGAAATCCAACTGCAAAAGTAAAACCACCTAAAGTAGAATCGTTAATGGTGAAAACTTTTAGCATAGAAGAATTAGAAATGATGAGGGAATCTTGTCAGACACTAAGAGAAAGAACATTAGTCGAATGTCTCTATAGTTCTGGAGCAAGATTAAGCGAGTTGCAGCAATTAAATATTAGTGATGTAGATTTTCAAGATAAGAGTAGTAAGGTAATCGGTAAAGGGCAGAAGGAGCGAATTGTCTATTTTTCTATTAAGGCAATTTTCTATTTGAGAAAGTATTTAAGAAGTAGAAATGATGATTGTGAAGCGTTATTTATCACACAAAGAAAACCTTACAGAAGGATAACTAATCGTGGAATACAAAGAGAAATAAGAATAATTAGTGAGCGAGCAGGTATCTCTCAAAATATTAGTCCTCACTGGTATCGTAGGAGCATGGCTACAAACATGATGGAAAAAGGTGCTTCATTATCAGCAGTTCAGCATATACTTGGTCACTCTTCACCAAACACTACACAACTTTATTGTAATGTGCCTGAAGAGATGAAGAAAGAACAACATAGAAAATATTTACCGTTATGAGAGCCGAAGAAGGCTCTTTTTTATTGTCCATTTTAAGGAGGTGATTCCAAATGGAGCAACGTGTTTCAAAACTAGAAGATGAAATGAAGGATGTAAAAACTCGTTTGGCGGTAGCTGAGTCTAACATTAAGGATATTAAAGAAGATATTTCTTCAATAAAAAGTAATACAACATGGCTATTAAGGATTGTAGTAGCAGCAATAATCGCAGCCATATTTGGATTGATTTTAAAAGGAGGGGTTTAGATGGATAAAGCAAGTGTTACACGATTTGCTTTGTTAATTGTAGCAGTGATAAATTCTGTGCTAAACATGCTAGGCTACGAAACTATTCCTGAAAATTTAGTTAATGATATCATCGCTGTTGGATCAGGTTTATACATATTGTACGCAGGATGGAAGAACAATTACTTAAGTAAAAAAGGATTAAAACAGAAAGAAATACTTAAAGAAAATGACTTAGCAAAGTAGGAGTGATAACTAAAGGTTATCGCTCTTTTTTATTACAAAAAATTAGGAGGAATTTATAATGGCATTCACACCTAAATACAATGAAAGAAATTTAAAAAACTTAGCTCAACTTGGTGACAATACTAAGAAGAAAGCTATCCAATGGTACGAATATTTAGTTGAGAATGAAATTGAAGTATTAATTTATGAAACTATTCGTTCCGTTGAAACACAAAAAGCAAATGTAGCTAAAGGCGCTTCTCAAACAATGAAATCCTATCATATTGTAGGTCAAGCATTAGACTTTGTAATGATTGATTCTAAAGGTAATGCATTATGGAGTGGCTACGGTTCTTCTGATGCTAAAAAGGCTATTGTAAAAGCTAAATCATTAGGTTTTGAATGGGGCGGAGATTGGTCAGGATTTGTAGATAAACCACATTTACAGTACAACTATAAAGGCTATGGCACAGATACCTTTAAAACCAAAGGTGACGCTATTTCTTTATCTGAAGCTAAAAAATCCACATCTAAAACAACTACAACAGTTAAGGAAACTGAAACAAAGAAATCTACATATACTTTACCAACTAGTACATACAAAAAAGGCTCTAAAGGTGCTGCTGTAAAACAAATTCAAGAAGCGTTGAATAAACTTTACTTCAAATGTGGAACTGCTGACGGTATTTGGGGGGCTAAAACAGATGATGCGCTAAGACGTTTCCAAAGTGTTTATTGCAACCCTGTAGATGGTATTTATGGCAAGAATACTCGTGCTGCTATGTTAAAACAATTGAATAAGTAAAACGTCTATACTTGAATAAAAATAAATCGCTTGGGCAAATATATTAAAAAACTCTAAGGAATGAACTTGATGAAAAAGAGATATTTATTATTTGCCTTTCTTTGTTTATTTTTAATAATGTCAGTTGCAACAAATCCTTCTGATAAAGATGAATATGCTGATTGGGTAGGCAATCAGATTAAACAAGAAGAAGGTTCCTTATTAGGAATGATTGGTGGATCTCTTATTAAATTAGGAACATCAAAAAAGGATTTTGTTTTGTTTACTATATATGAGACAAAATTTGATGAAAATGATAAAAAGCCATTGTTGGCATTAGGGATATTCAATAATTTTATTTGGTTGCAAGAAGGGGAGTAGCTTATTTTGCTACTCTCTATTTTTTTATCCAAATTTCACGCATATCCATGTTTAATTCTTCAGAAATACTATACAAAACCTTAAATGAAGGGAACGATTTATTATTGACTATGGCACTTAAAGCTCCAGAACTAACTCCAATCTTTTTAGCAAATTCTCCTTGATGAATTTCTCTCTCCGCAAAAATTACTTTCAGTCGACATCTATACTCCATCTTAAACACCTCATTTTATTAATTCTCCATAACTTTCTATACTCCTTTTAAAAATATTTCAGTGGACAAGATATATTGGACAAACCAATCTTCATACCATTTAATATACCAAATGAATTACCACCCTAGTAGCTTGATCGAGCATATGCCAGATCTCTTTATACCAGTATCTGAAGCTATCTTTTTAGAATGCTAGATGAATGGGATAGATACTATGTATCTATAAAGAGGTGGCGTAGGAAAGGAGGAATATCAATTGATTTTTGAAGCTGTTACAACAGTGTTGATGGGAGGTTTAGCTCTACAAGCTCATCTCTCAAAAAACGGAGTTGGAAATGACTCGAAAAAATTAAACAAAATATTTGCTCTCACAGGACTTAATGTAAAGGACGGAACACAAACACTTACTACTCAATTAGTAAAGAAACGCAATTATGATTGGGGGACTGAATATCGTTACAGAATCCCTTTAGGAAGGAGCTTTGAGGACTATATCGCCAAACAAAAATCGATTGAAGCAGGGATAAATACACGTACAGTTAAACTTCAAATAGGAGATCTAAAACAGCTTAAATTAGACCGGAATATTGTTCAGAGTATTAGAAGTCTCTATAAGAGAAAACTCACTGAGAGGAAGGAAATAGAGCTATCCTATGATGGAATGTTAATCATCCGTGTGTATGATGAGCCAATGCCAACATTAGTCGAAATGTTTAATGGAAAAGGTTGGTCTGTTCCAATTGGAATTATTAGAGAAAAGAACAAATCTATATTTCACGACTTTGAAAAAATTCCACACTTTGTATTAGGCGGAGCCACACGATATGGAAAATCGAACTTAATTAATGGTATTATTGCTTCTTTAATTAAACAACAGCCGAATCATGTAAAGCTTCATCTTGTGGACTTAAAAGGTGGCGTGGAACTATGTGACTATGAAAATATTAAGCAGACTGTTTCTATCGCATATGAGCCAGAAGAAGCCAGGGATGTTTTAGCATCTGCCTATGAAGAAATGAGAAAGATGCAACAAAGGGTTAGAAAGCTGGGGAAAAAGAATGTCCAAGAAGCTGGCATAAAAGAAAGGCATTTTATCATCATTGATGAAGTTGGAGAATTAAATCCTGATGAAGCAGTAGATAAAAAGGATGTAAAAAAAGATGGATTTGTCATTCATAAAAGTGAAAAAACATTAAAAGAAGAATGCCAAAAATATATGAGTCAAATATCGCGATTAGGTGCAGGCTTAGGATTTCGTTTAATTCTAGCGACACAATACGGAACAGGAGATATCATACCTAGACAATGCAAACAAAATAGTGATGCAAAATTATGCTTTCGTGTCCAGTCTTCCACAGCATCAAGAGTTGTGTTAGATGGAGAAGGGGCAGAGAAATTACCCGAAATAAAAGGTCGTGCCATATATCAAACAGCCGATAAAAAAGTCATAGTTCAAACTCCACTAATAACTTCAGAAATTATCCATTCCATTATTAATCCACACATAAAAGAGGTGAAACCAGTTGAAACAGCTAAACAAGCGTCAAGAAGCAATCCTATTATCATTAAAAAAACTGGACTTTCTTAATCGTGATCAACTACAAATTATCCACAAACTAGGAAAGGTTAGAAATGCCAATAGAATACTCAAAGAGCTATCACCTTACTTAGAATCCTACAGAGAAGAATATTCCACTATTTATTATTTAAATACTGAAGGTAGAGCATATGTAAATTCAAATAAAATTAGACGAAAGAATCCATTTGTAAATCACACAATTATGAGAAACTATTTTTACATTTTTGCAAAGTGTCCTGTTGAATGGGATAACGAAATAAGTGTAACTGATGGGCTAACTACTTTAGTTACAGATACATGGTTTAAAGTAAATGGAAAGTATCACTTTCTAGAAGTGGATTCTTTACAAAAGATGAAAGAAAATCGAGCAAAGGTGAAGAATTATCTAGCATTGTTTAATGCAGGACATCTAAAGAAACATTTTGGATACTTCCCACCTTTGATATGGCTGACTACAACTGAATTGAGAAGAAAGCAGTTAAAAGAATTGTGCAAGGAATTACCGTGTGTTGTTTATACGATTGATGAAATTAGATAGCATTTTATCCTACGTGATATTGCAGGATATTGTTTGATAGTCAACTATCTTTGTAGATATTTATTGATAAACATTTATAAGGGAGAGATTAATATGCAAACAATAGCATTTAATGAATTCATGGACGGTAGCTATAAAACAGCTAAGAAAGAAGTTAAGAAAAAATCTAATGTAGGTAAACTGGTAAGGAGAGTAGGAACTTCAATTGCTATTCCACTTATTATGGCTAAACCTGCCTTTGCTGCTAGTCCAACAGATGCAGTTCCAGTCGGTGCGACAGAGTGGATGGGAGAACAAACTTTATCAGCTTTAGCACATGCATTAGATCCATTAGTTGATGTACTAGTTGCGTTATCTTTTCCTGTTGCTAGTGTAATTATTGTAGGTGGCTGTTTCTTCTTTATGCTAGGTAATAGCGATAAGGCTTGGAGTACAATTCAAAATGCTGGATTAGGCTATGTATTGATACAGATTTCTCCGTTGATATTGAATGTGTTAAAGCAGATTGGGAATGCAGTATAAAATTTTACGCGTTCAAAAAAAAACTACAAATTTTAACAATTTTATAAAGGATAATCCTTCCAAATAGTCGAATTAGTAGACAAAAGGAAGGTGATAAGGTGGAAAATGGAGTTGCTAAAACAATAAAAATCGTTGGTATATTAGAAATGTTAGCAGGATTTATTATTGGATATTTCTTAGGTAATGAAGGTACAGGTTATAGTAGTGAAATGCATGAATCAGTATTTATTTACTGGGTAATTATTGGTTTTGTATCTGGTATGCTCTTTATCGGTTTTTCCGAGGTAATACAGTTACTGCATAATATCAATGAAAAACTTAGAAAGAAATTTGATACAACGGAAGGAGATAAGGAGTTAATAGAGAAATTACAGCGAATAAAGGAAACAAAAGTAAATATGAACAATGGCAAGAACATTATGAGAATAAAAAAGATATGTAAAATAATTATACCCTTCAAATTTGAGGGGTATTTTTTTTGCTTAAATATCCTAGTTTCTTCATTATAATATAGGTGAAAACTAAACCATAAAAATAGAAAATTATGATATATATGTGGACAACTGGTATTTATCATGGTATATTTTTCTTAACATAATAGGCGAGATTAATTAGTTAGATAATCGTTGATAAATCAAGGTTTTTCATGATGATGATGCAAATGGGAATGAAACCATCCCAAAAGAAAATCAATCAAATGATGTCAGCGATGAACAAACAGCAAGGCAAATAAGTTTGTTCCCTTGCTTTGCTGCGCTAGTTAAAGCAGACGGCAAAAATGGAAACGTTTGTGGCATTAAATGATGTGCATGTATAGGACAAGTTAAAGCTTCAATTTCTTATTAAATAGAAGCTTTTATTATAAATTGTTTTATTTATGCTTTATCTTTCATCAAAACAATCCAAAACCACTTTTCTCTTTGGACATGCATCCAATGGAAGAGTGGTTTTTTATGTTGTTTGAAAATGCTCTAGGTGAGGGAAGGATGTATCATGGCAAGACTGGGAGATTTACAGCAAAGGCGATGAAAAATAAATGACAGCAATTAGCGATGAAAATTGTTTTTAATGGAGTGGCGCTATTGGCAGCAAGCAGACATCTTATGAAGTAAGTGTCTGATAAAATTGCAAAGTATGCCAGCAAAAAAAGTATCATAGGAAGAAACGAAAAAGCAGCAGTTTTTCTCTTTGGCTATGTGGATAGAAATTAAGGCATTTCAGCACCAGCCGATCTTTGGACTTTGGACTATTGGTGCTGAAACTAATGGGGGAAATGGTGAATGTAATGGTGTTGGGTCATTTGAGGGAAGGTATTTAATTTTTTTTTTGTATGTTATATTTATTTAATAATTGATCGAGTTCTTGGCTGCAGGCAATGGTGGCATGTGAAGAGAATCCATATTTTTTGGCAGTATCAATTAATTCCTCTCTTTTTGTTTCAATGAGATGCAATAAGTGTCCTTTTGACAT